ACGCTTAAGTGGGACAAGTTGAACGTGAAACTCATTTGTCAACTCAGTTGGAATCTTATAAACGTCCCCGGCGTACAAATCGTCCAAATCATCGACGTTCTCCGCGGGAACTTGCCAAGTGTTGCCGTACTTGTCGGTGATGACGCCAGCCATTTCCAACTCGCCGATTTCCAACGAGCCATCATCGTCGGGTTTTCTCTCACCGATCGGCGGCAAGCTCGCGTTGTCAATCTCATCCATCATGGTTCCCATTTTCAACCCTTTCCAAATCCGGGGTTACGTTTTTCCATCGCCCGAAAAGTTTTCAAATACTTTTCAAATGGTACACCAAGTCCGCTTGCGGATCGCCGCATGGTTTGAATCTCCTCGCCCGACAAACCGGCGGTTAGACTATTGTCGTTGTTGACGACTTTGGTATCCCCAAGCATCGAATCAATTACGGGCTTTTTCTTGGGAACCAACGAAATTACTGTGCCTTTGTTTTGCGCCGGGGTTTCGGTTTGCGGCGTCGCGGCGATTTTCCCCTGTCTTACCATTTGCGAATGGGCAATTGCCATCGAGGCATAAATTGCATTCGGAACCCACAAGTTTCCGTTTTTATCAATCGGAGTTCCGCCCTCGGTCATTTGGCTGTAAATTCTCTCAGCCAAATCTTTAAATTCGTTGTTTTCTTTAAGTAGTTCACCGAATTCCGTAACCGCGGCGTTTTGGTCTTGTTGGAAAGCGCGCATATGCGCGCTCATTCCACTTACAGTATCTGTGGCCTTTTCCGTAACTTCGCGGGTGATTTCCTCGCGCGCGGCATTATGCGCATCCTTAAGAAGTTTCGCAATCGTCGCGCCCGGATCAGTTCGAAGGCCGTTGTTAATTTCCTCAATGTTAATTGAATCTGCCCAGGCTTTGGGTTTTTCGGGCGCAGCCTGCGGCGCAACTTCACGAATAATTTCCCTCGGTCTGTTCAAAAGCCCCTGTTTGTAAACGTCATTCTCAACCCGAAGGCTTTCGTTTTTTTCACGAAGTTCGTCAATTTGGGCCTGAATGGACTTTAAATCAATTTCTGGTTTCTCGGCTTCGCCGGTGATTTCGTCGTGGGATTCAAGGCCATCACCTTCGCCGGCTTTGCGGAAACCTTCCGCCAAAACGGAATCGGAACTTTCACTAAGTGGCGCGGCGCCTTCGAGCGCAGATTCGTCAACTTCGTTTGCCGCATCAGCCATAAATTACCATCCCTTCCGGCTTTTGGAGGTTGATTTGCTTGAGAGCTTTTTCAACTCCTCGCCGCCTTTTTTCATGGACTTTGCCATTTCGGGCATCTTGCCGCGGAACACGGGTTTCTTTGCCATTTTTATCTTCCTTTCGACTTTCGAACCTTGGCGGCGCCAGATTTAAGCTCACCTTCAAACTTTTTTTTCTGTCCCGCGGACAGCGGCGAGCCTTTCGACAACAAATACCTTGTCTGTCTCGCTGTTGGATTTTTAGGCATCGTTCTTTCCTCCGGTGAAATTATCTTTTGGGTAGGAGATTAATTCCTTCAAGCCCGCAATGCGTCCCGCCCTTTCACACATTTGGGCTGTTTTTCCGTCCTCGGCAAGAGTGATTATTTCGTTAGTGTAGTCGTAAATAAGTTTTTCGGCATGCTGGAGAACAAGTTGCCACTCTTGCAACCGTTCGAGATTTGCGTAATTTAAGTTTGCCATTGGTTATTCTAACCACATTCTCTCTGTTTCAGTTTCTAAATCGCCTTGATAAAACATTGATGCCTTATCTTTCGGAAAAAGCTTATCCATATCGTGCATGATCTTAATTGCACGGCTTCCATATTTCCAATCCATACGTTCGTTAGTCATTATATCTATACGTAATTTATTATTTTTATCTAGCCCTGAACTTATTCGTATATGTGCATCTGGGTATTGCTCATGAATTGAAAATGCAATATTCCACTCGTCAACTGAATACTTAAGGTCTATGAGGTTAATAGTTATTCGTGAGAAGGATTTAGACATTATTGAACCGTTTGTTGGGTTTGGTTGTCTCCGCCGCCGCCATTATTTCGCTCGGCAGGTGAGGCAGGTTGAGACTCGGCTTCCGCGGTTCCCGCTTGTCCCGGACGAATTCCATATTTCTGCATCTCTGCCTGCATTTGCATTGCCTGAACGGCTTGCATTTGCCGCTGAATCATAACCTGTTGTTGAAGTTGGACAGTTTCCATTATGTGCCTTTGAAGAAGTTGAATTCCAACTGGACTTGCCAAATTAACCAAATCTTGCCGTGAAGCGGTCATGGTGTGCGCTTGCAAATGTGCCCCGAAATCCTCACCCGCGTGCGGCGGCGTATAAATCCCCGCATTCATCATTTCCATTTCTTCCATCGGAGCCGGGGAATCAGGGGGGATATCCGGGCGATGAATCGGAACGCCTTTGTATTCACTGGTTTTGATTACTTTCTCGATCGCGGCATAGATAGTGTCTGGTTTAACGATTCCCATTTGAATCAACAACGGCTGAAGCAAAATACTCATCATTTCAATTGCGACTTGGCGCTCAAGCGCCGCCGAGAGAGTTTTAACATCTCCCACGAGCTGCAAACGCAAACGACCATCAAGTCTGTCCATTTCAAGCGATTTAACTAAATCAACTCCGTCGCTTCCGCTTACATAAAATATTCTTTGGCCCTTGGCGAATTGCTGATAAAGCCCAAAGACTCGATATAAAAGCTCCTCGATCCCACGAAGGACGATTCGGGCAACATACTCGGTTCGAATATCCAACGCTTGTGCGGTTCCTGCAAATTCCGTGGCGGAAGTTCGTTTAGAAGTATATGTTCCGACTCCAACATCACCCATTCCAGCCAGCTCCGAGGCATATTTTCGTACTAACCCTTCTTCTTGAAATCCCCAAATTGGATTCCAATTTATGTTCGGAAATTTCACTCCTTCCGCACGCTTAACCGGGTAAAGCTGTCCTGCCCTAAGTCCAATAATGGTGTGCGGCATTCCTGCCGCGGGTTCATAAAAACCGAAGGGTACTGTCGCGACGAGAGCCGAGTTGAGTCGAAAATTATGAATTCCGTCCATTTCCGTTTGGACATGACGTAACCACTCAGATAGTCCAATTGAATAAAATCTCCCTGGGACTGGTAAAAAATCTTGCTTGACACATGAACGTTTGGCGTCTTTGTTAAGATTTTCCAACCGCTCCATACGGAGTATAGTCCAAGATCTAGGACTAACCCAAACAGCAACACCAACTCGATCGTTGTTCGGGAGAAGTATTTGCCCTTCCCAGCGATAAATTTCGATCCATAGTCGTTCATCGGCATTTCCTCTCAGAAATGGCTGACCGACCGAATCGCCGCCTTCGATAATATCACTCTCGTCGGTTATTTCATGTGGAATGTAAGTTTCGGATTTTGAGGCCGCCATCGCGGCGACAGTTTCCGCTTCAGTAAGGTCGATCTCGAATTTTCCCCGATCAAATGCTTCCCAAAAATCATTCATTGACATCCAAGTCCGAAGGCCAAGAAAAGGTAACTTTTCGGGATCAGGATCGGTGTTCATTATCACAATGTCTTCGATATTGGGGATTTCAACCTTTACCCCATCGAAAACCGTGGCTTCGTATTCAATTTCGAGAACGAGAGTATCCTCTTCGAGGAGAACGGTTACAATCGCGAGCTTTTCAACCTCCTTAACATCGACATTGTAAACGCCTTCTTTATCTGTTGGTTCGATTTCCTTTACGGCGTTGCCCATCGCCTCAAACGCCTGCCGAATGCCGCGGTCAATTTGCAGTGGAAGAGGAACATCGACAGCAAGTTCATATTCCTTTGTCACAAATAATGGTTTAATCTCCCGCTCATAAACGGGAAAAGGTAGTGCAAAACCATCCACCAAAACATAATGCAAAATGGCGTTAAGTTTTTCGGGTAATTTTACTATGTTCACCAATTCCCAGTTAAACCAATCGGAAATGTCTTTTAAATGTTCTGCTTCGAGCGAGTCGTTGAGACTATGAAACTTAACCACCTGATCGTCAGGGAAGATAACTTTCGTAAGTCTTGCTTTCCACTGTTCAATATACGTGCTCGTTAATGGAACTTTAATATTTGCGGATTGGTCGCCGAGGATTCCTTCATCGTTTGGCGTTGGAGTTCCACGCCAGTTATCCATGAATTCGACGTGGTTTTCACGAAAGGCAGTGTTTCCGGCGTACGCATCCTGAAAGTCCATCAGAATTCGAACTACCAAATCGCGTTTTTGTTGACGATCAAGAGTTAGGTTTCGTTTGCGGCGCTTACGCTTTAACAAAGCCGCCGCGAGATTAGGACTATCTGGCACACTTGGCGGCGTCGAAGCATCCGTTTGAATATCCACAGGAAGAGGCATATTATCTCACCCGTCCATAAGGCCGGAAATTAACCGGCGCCGTTTGGATTATTTTAGGACCATTTTTCAGGTAATCGAATGAAAGTTCTTCCATGGCGATGTACCGGCAAATGTCAGGAAAGTCTTTGTTCCATTGTTTGGGTTTTTCTTTTACGTCCTTTTCAGATCGGGACGATTTTCCAACCCAATCATCCCAAGCGTAACGAAGCATTTGCCAAATGGGGCCGAATTTTCCGCGGCAGTTAGAGGTAAACATCATCCTCGGACGACGACTATTTTTGTCCAAGGTCAAATAGTTCCACATTTTACTATGACCGATGTTTATGTCGTCGTTGCCCAAAATCACATCGTACCCGGCAGACTCGAATTCCTCTCGCCAAGAGGTTTTGTTGATTTGTCGGGCTTCGCCCCGGTTCGGGTCCATAATCGCGACTCGCACCGGATACGGGATACCCAACTCTTTTTCCTTCTCCCGGAGCTGGAGGAAGATATCTTCCAAACTTCCACGAAAAAGACCGAAGCCGAAGTGGATGATTTCATTTTCAGGAGTTATGGTTGAGAAAAGGACATGGACGGGACGACGCTCGTGAGGGTCAACCCCAATAAAATACGGCCAATTTTCCGGTAGTTCAAACTCAGGAATAACATAAGGTTCCGTATCGGAGAAAGTTTTATAAATCAATCCGGTTAGGGAAAATGGTTTTCCACTTTCACGAACTTCGCGTTCTTCGTCAGAAAGACTGGCGAGAAATGCTTCTTTTGCATCGGTTGGAAGCCATTCATTGTCGTGGATTTCAGACTGGAATCCTTGCGCGTAGTCTTGGTCAAGTTCATCAGCGATCCACGCTTCTTTCAATAAGGTTGCGGTGATATAAAGATCACCGCCGGTGGCAACAATGCCGCGAAACGCGGCGGTGTATATGCCATGCGTCGGCGGTTCGTCCATCCAAACTCTGTCCCAGTCTTTTCCCTCGGCAGTTTCGGCGCCTTGCGCGTAAGTTTTGAATCGCAAAACCGAACCGTTGTCGAGCAAAAGCTCACTGGGACAATTCGTATTGTTGTAATAAATTTGTTTAATCGTGCCTTTGGGCCACCAGGAATAAATTGTTGGTAGAATTGTATCCCGGTGGCTTTCAAAATCCTCTGTAAAACAAATGCCAATGGCGGGGGTTGGATATGAAAGGGCTTCGCGGCGTTTTCGGTCCCAAAGGGCGCGGCCAAGAAGTCTTTCTCCCATCAAAATTGCGCCGCCAGTAGTTTTACCTGTTTTGTTTCCGGCTAAGAATAACAAAACCTTTTTCACACGGTTAGGAATCGAATCCCACCATGTCAAAAAGGCTTTCTGTCCGCCAGGATTGGGTTGGAAAAACCGACTCGGATCAGACTTGATTACGTGACTTATTCGTTTCTTCTCAACGTCGAGGGCAATAAGTTGGTCGCGGGTAAGTTTCAGGATTTCGGCAGTCGAAGGCATCAAACGCCGCAAAGTTCTTGGAATGAACTCCGCGGGAATCCGCGAGGGAATATTTCGCGTGACTTTGGGCATTAGGTAAACGAGAGATTTCCTGACCAGGGATTGTGGCCGCGGCGGCCGTTATGTAACCCGTGCTCGATTTTGCGCTCTCCCTTGCCGCCGTTTTGTCTTATTCGACCAATTTTGTGCGCCATCAGATCAATCCCATTTCGTAATATTTGTGCATCAAAATCAAAAATCCCACAAACAAAAACAAACGACGCAAAGTCCGTTCGTTTGGAATGAATCCAATTGGATGCGTCTTCTTTTATGGATCGAACTGGACTTCCGATATATTCATTGATGGCAAAATGCAAGGCTTCAAGCCAGAGTTGTTGCGAAGGAGTTAATTTACGAGACGATTCAAGATGGATCGTAGAGATTTCGTCCGCGAGAACCTCATCAATATCGACAATTGATCCCGGAGGATTAAAGTTTTCAACGCTCATTTGATTTCACGATGGGGCAGTTTTGTTGCACAGCGGCAAGGCGCAGCTTGCGCAATCAGTTGTATTTCGCCCCGTCGAAACATAAAGCGTTGGATCAACGGCGAAACAAGAACAAAGAGTTCCAGCAAGACCACAGGAACAAATTCGGCAAAGATCAGTGTCAGAGATGGTGGCGTTGTAAACATACGCACCGTCGATTTTGCCTGTACCAATCGAACCGCCAGTAGCGGAATCGTATCCCGCAATTCCGAACGTTCCGGTTCCGTTGCCCATGTCTCCGGTGGTTGACGCGGCGGACGAATTAACTCCATCATGGTGGACGTTAATTTGGTCCAAAGTGTTGTCGTATTTGCAATTGACAAAATGCCACGCAGATTGGGTAAAACCTGAAACTGTTCGCGTCGAAGTTGTGCCAGATGAATTCTTATGCTGACACATGAAACTATCGGATGATCCTACGCGAGAAAGTCGCATTATGTTTGTTTGTGCCCCACCGGCTTTGGACATGTAAGTTATGTCCTCATCATCGGTGGCATAAATAAATCCACCCCACGAAACTGATCCGCCGGCAGTTCCGAAACTGTTTAAATTGGTGGCGGTGATGGCTAAATATTGCGAACTCGCGGCGTCAAAGCTCGCACTCGCAACGCCGACGACTTTATTTACCGTGTCTTTAACAACGCCGCCAAAATCCACCAAATCACACAAACATCCAGGCGCAGGACAACCAACTGTTCCACCACTTGCCGGCGCGGCAACGCCGCAATCATTATTATGCCGAGTAAGTCCAGTTCCTTCTTCGGCGTTGTAGTAAACAATGGTATTTGGAGCGTTACTCCAATCCGCGGGCAAAACCGTTCCCGGCGCCGTAACTCCGGCGCAAGTAATAAGTGCGACGTTTCCCTGGCCGAGTTGATTCATATGTCGGCCTTGAAGTGTGATAGTGCTGCTGGGAACGGCGAAATCACTTATGCCCACATTTCCTGGAACAGGCTGGGATGGATTAAATGCATAGGTATCCGTGGCAATGTTTCCGGGACCAACTACCGAGGTACTTACCGCGGAAGTTCTCCACCACATTCCCGTGGTGTCAAGGTTGGTAATGCATGTTGGAGTTTGGGTTGATTTTTGCCCGATCCATCCGTTTATGTGGGGGCAGTTGGAGATTGTCATGGAACGTGTCGCGGCGCCGCCGCTCGA